CTTATTCTCTAGCCTAAGTTTATCAAAGTAGATTGAGCGTAAGGTTAACCAAATGTAAGCTGAGTTTATCTCTTTGTTTATCTTATTGTCGTATACTTTTAAATACATATCCTGGACAATATCCTCTGATGTTTCACCAGCGCCAAATGAACGTGCTATTGACACCCATTGTTTATGATTTGCGACTAGTTTGGTTAATTGTTTCAAATTATAAGTGTCATTTGTTTATTAAACATTGCGTCAACAACTGATTTGCATCCGTATCTTTTAACCGCTAAGTCTATAAAGTAAGGTTCTTTACGTACTCTATAATTTGACTTCACTACTGGCAAAGGTTCGATTAAAATACCATCTACAAAAGTAGCTTTGATATTTCTAACTTTACAATACTCTTCTAATTTCTCTAATTGTTGCATAATCTTTCATAAAGATAATAATATTTCTCACATTTAATATTCTCGTAGACTATTATTTCAATCCATTCAAATAGTTCAGCTGTCATTTTTTAGTCTTAAAAGTACTATAATTATTTACAATATAGATAACAAATTCGTGCATAAAAACACTATCTTTTTCAGACTTATACCATTCGTTTGCGGTACGATGGAGGTCTTGTATAATTCCATACTTTGTAGTTATATTGCGTCGATTTGGCAAATCGAGTATCGGCTGTATTAACATAGTTCTTTATTTTCTTTTAACCATAAATCAATAACTACTTTGGACTTGTTTAAATCACTTTCAAACTCTCCTTTCTTTTCTGAACGCTCCAGGCGTTTAACAATATCAAATAAATAAGCATTCCAACCTCTCTCTTTAGCAATCTTATATAAAGTTCCATTATCATTGTTATAATGTTTAGGTATATCCGTATTATTATTACTAGATATATCAAATGAACTTGTACTCCAATAATCTACCTTACCAATTTCATTATACTCGTCACCAACTAAAACTTGACCTTTGATAATATTGTCATCTTTGTAATTAACCTGAACTATTAAATCCGTTGTTTTACTTTCTGCAATTGTATTCATCTTTTTTCTGTTAAATAAATTTTAATCATATGTTCGATTGACTTATCTATATGTTTCTCACCATTTTCACGAAACCACATAAAGAAATCTAGTAATTCTTTTTCCATTATCTTAAATCGTCTATTGAGTTGTTTACTGCTTTATTAAAATCGTGTCCTAATTCTAGTGAAATTATTTTTAATTGCAATCCTAAGTTTCCAATAGCTGAAATCTGTAAATATGGATCACGTAATTCAATAGCTTCTTTTAATTTCTGTAATTCTAATTCTAATTCTTTCATATCTATTTAGTTTTGTTCGGCTAATATAACTATTTATCTTTAATAATCATAAAATCACAACCATATTTTGTAACTTCTTTCCCTCTGAATAATTGTAAAGGTTTAACAGTATCAGTTTTTTCTTTACATTCTATGAATAAAGGCTTCTCATTTTCCTTTAATGCTAGCAAATCTGAAATACCATTTTTGTTTGTACGTGTTAAATTAATGACGAAATACCCTTGTTTCTCTAGGTCTTTAATAACTTTTGTTTGTAGTTTGCTAGCCATTATATTAATTTTAAAAATTGTTTTTCTGTGAAATTCTTTTTATTTTTTACCACATTATGTATTTTTTCTGTTAAACTATCTTTTGCATAAACAAAATAAACATTATTTTCTAATCTGTTAATGGTTGTTAGCCTATCAATTGATTGTATAAAATTTGTACCAGAGAAACCAAAATTATAGAATACTAAACAATCTGCTGAACTTAAATTAATACCCATTGCCGAGCTATATTGTTGACCTATGTATGTTTTATCTGAATTATTAAACTCATCTATATCAGTTGTATAATTTGTAAATACTTCTTTTAATAGTTCAAATTCTGCAATATAATAATAGAAGATTGCTATCTTTTTATCTTTAAATTTATCTTTTATAAATTCAGCCTTTGAATAATCTAAAACTTTTATATTACCACTTTCAAATTTAATCGTTCCATTTTCTAATTGGTGTAATTTCTGCATCAATTTAGCTCCTGTATCTGCTAAAATTAACTCATCTTTGCCCTCTATTAATTTATCTTTTTTAAGTCTTTTAATCAATATTTCGTTTATTGGATTGCAATATAAAACATTGATATTAACTTTTGATTTAAACCCTGAATTTTCCTGAGTATATTTAATTGTATATTCATCAATAATTGGATTGATTAAATTCATTTTAGCATCTGAATAATCTTTTACAACTCCATAACCTAAATGTTTTTCAGTTACGTTAACAAATGTTTTCGACCATTTATAAAAATTACCATATTCTTTAAATGGAGAAAAATAAGATACCCAAAATTGGTGGTAAATTTGTGATCCACTTTCAGTTGACATTGTACCACTTAAAAAAATCATAGGTAAATAAGAATATTTTAATTTAAATAATTTAGTACGATTGCTAGGTTTTGGAAAAGCTCCGTTTCCGTGATGTTCATCTGAAATAATTAAATCAAAGTTACCCTCTATTTTATGCAATGATTCTGCATTTATAATAGTTATATCAAATAAGAAATTAAAGTCGTTGTAATCGTCTTGAATTGAACTAATAGCTTTCTTTTTAGTTATAAATAAAACATTCTTTGCATTGAATAACTTTGCCGTATTTAAAGCCGTTAATGTCTTGCCAGTTCTAGGTTGCATATTTAAGTAAACTATCTTTTTAGATTGTAATATATTAACTGCTTTTTCTGATATTTCTATTTGATAATCTCGTAATTGTATCATTTGAATTGTATTTTAAAATAGTTTAATTTTTCTTCTAATAATAAATTATCTCGCTTCAATGTTTGAACTTTAATATCTAGTTCAGTAAATTGATATTGAATAAATAATAATCGTTTTAACGTGTTTTCTGATAGCTTTGTATCTATTCCTTTAGCTTCCTGGTTTAAGATAGTTGCTTCCGTTCTAAATGCTAAATTCTTTAAATAATGAAAAGCCACGTTAACATCAATTTCAGAACGTAAATTATAATTTATTATCTCATCTTTTGATAAAGTAATATTTTGATTTACTAACTCTTTTTTAATCGAAATAAATGGAGTGTTTAATATTACTCCTTTTGGTCTAGTTAATTCCTGCATCTTCTTGAATTTTATCCCAAATATCCAATGTTTTTGGATCAACTTTGGTTTTGATTATTTTAAACTTTCTTATACCTCCTGGAGTAACTGTTTCATATTGGTAATTAAAGAAATCACAATACTTTTTTATTGAACTTGTAACTTTATTTTTAGTTAATTTATTCCTATCAAATTTATTAATTAATTGATTTTCATAAAATGTATAAAACCATATAGACTCAATCCATTCATCTGATTTAATTTGATTAATGCATTCAATTAATTCTTTTGTTATTTCAACTTCAAGTTTCTTAAATGGTAAAGAAATACTTTCATAAGACATTAAACCATTTTTAAGATACTTTTTTAAACATTCAATCATATAACAATCAAAACGAGCATATTCTTCAGCGTCCCAATCATCAAAAAACATATGTCCAAAATAATCTTTGGGAGTATAGTTTGCATTAAAAAACGAACTTAATTCAACTTCAAACTTTCTAGCATCGTGAGAACCTCCTGTTCCTTTTAAAACATAATTAGTAGTAATTAAAATCTTTGGACTGTCCTCAACTGGCAATTTAATAGTATCTTTTCCTTTATAAGTAATTTCTATACCCTCAGTAATTACAGAAAATAGATTTATAAAGGCAAAATTAGGTTTAACGTCATCAAATACTAAAACCTGACAATCTGTTTTAATTCCTTGATATGGAAAAGGATCACTAAATGAAAACTTTTTACCATCAATAGATTGAACTTTTTTAAGTTGTTTAATTGAGTTCCAAAATAAACCCTTTCCACTTCTTCCGTTTGGTTCATCTGAAATCATCTCATCGTTTAAAACAATAGCTTTATTGTCGCTTTTTGATTTATAAGAATGAATTAAATATCCTATTACAGTTTGAAAAGTATTATATCTCTCTACATTTTCACCGCTAATTTTCCAAATAAACTCTCTGTATTTACTTTGATGATGATCACTTTCGATATAATCTCTTTTAATTACTTGGTCTTTCCAAATGCTTAAACCAAAATCGCTATAAGGTTTTAATTTTTGAGTATCTTTTTTAACTTCAACAACTCCATTTTCATAGAATAAATAACAAGTATCTTTTTTATCTCTAAGTAATGAAATTTCTTTACTTTGTATCATAGATAAAAAATCACGTTTAAAGATATTAGTTTTTGAAGTCATCAAATTATAAACAGGTTTACTTTGTATTTCATTCTCAACGTAATTTAATACAAAATCTTTAACCTCAAAATCATCTTTTATCTCTAAAAATATATCATTCTTTTTAATAATGTTAAATGAACTTTGATCATTTGGTTTGCATTTAAAAAAGTTGTTTACTTCTAAAAATCTTTTAAAATTGTAGTTATCTAAAGAAAGCCTACCATCTTGGCTAACTGTGTAAAATGGCTCTAAATTATTATCATTCATATGTTTTCTGCTAAAATATTATTTACTAATTTGCTTGTAACTTCAAAATCAAATCCGTTATAACTAAATTTAGTTCCTTCTTCTAACTCAATATTAGATATAAAAGTTTCTGATACTTGATCATTTTCAAAAACTAAATGATAATTAAATTTATATTTATCTATTATAAAATCATATTTAATAATTAAACTTCTTTTATTAAAACATCTATAATCATTCTTATATAAATCACCTAATCTTTTACTAAAAACAACTTTATTAATTATTTTAGATATATTATAATTATGATTTATACTATAAAAAACCCTACTATCATAACCCAAATCTTTCATTACTTCTATAATTTCATCATTAGAAACATAAACACCTATAGCATCCTCACAATAGTGTTTTAATCCATAAGATGAAGGAGCATTATGGTTAATAGTTTTTGTTTTTGTAAGTGCTAATTCACACCATTTTTTTATATATTGTTTTTTCATTACTCAACTGTTTTTATAAAAATAAATTCTAAATCTAAAAATTCATTACGGTTAATTTTAACTACTTCTTTTTTAATTGGGTTATCATCTAACCAAAAATTAAATGTTCCACCAACATACCAAAAATCAAAATCTGTTGTTGAATGGTTTGTTTTTAAATCTGAAAGATCAATAACAATTCTTTCAAGTTTACTTTTTCTTTCTTTAAACTTTTCTTCACTCATAATTAAAAATATTTTAAACATAAAAATCCATTGAATAAAGCGTCGGCAAACGGACTTTATTACAATGGATCTATTAATTTCTTTTTGGATTTGTTTTGCCGACTTATCCTATAACAAAAATACAAATAAACTTTTAATTAACAATATTTTTATCGTTATCAATAATCATTCTAAATAATAACTTTTTACGTTTTTACTTAAACTTTTTACGTAACTTTTTACGGGTTAAAATGTTAATTTATAGTTACTTATGTTTCTTACCGTAAAATCTTAAAAACAACTTTTTACGGTATTAAGTAATTGAATTACAATGTATTAAAGCCAAAACGTAAAAAGTTTTTGATTTTTTTTAGAAAAATATTTTCACAAAGAAAAAAACTAATATACCTTTTTTTTATTAAACTTTTTACGTTTTGCATCTAAACACTTGCTATCATTGAGTTTAAGACCGTAAAATCTTTTTTATAAATAGCTAAAACTTTTTACGTTTTTACTAAACTTTTTACGAAATGTACTTTTTTCTTTTATTATTTAGATTAATTCTAAATAGTGTTTTTTTTCTACTATCTCTAATTTTCTGTTGTTCGCTCCTACTTTTTTTATCAAATTGTAGCATTGTTTTTTGTTGTTGAATCATATTTGCTTCGTGGACGCTGTATGTTTGGCAGGAAAATAGTAAGAAAATTATAAGGTATTTCATAGAATGTAAAGATACTAAAAAACCTCGCTAATAATAACGAGGTTAAAACGATAAATTTTAAGCATTGAATAGGATTATTCATTTTACCGTTTTGTTTTAACTCCAATCCGTACCACGCAATTAAAGTTTTGATAACCATTGTTTATAAATCTGTTCTGCTATTTTACCTGTCATTAATGGTGGCACACTCATTCCAATTAGATATTTAACGGCTGACTTAGAATTATTTTCATTTAAAAAATTATAATCTAAAGGATATGAACCTGTAAGCATAATATCTTTATCAGTACATATTTTACCGTCAAAATACCTCCGATCTGTTTCACCGCTTGTTATTGTTCCGCAAACTTCGTCGTCGTGTCTAATCATTGCATTAAATCCGCTAAATTTCCCATAAATACGTTCATTTATATCAGAACAACATTTATCAGATTTTATCCTAAATTCCATCAATTTACCTCTTTCGGTTTCAGCATCATCAATGCCATTTTCATCTCTGTATTCTCCAAACAATATTTCCTTTTCATTAAATTTTAATTCCAGTTTTGGAAGTTCCGTAAACATATCTACAGCTTCCATAAATTTAGGTGCTAAATCTTTACGTAAAGCAACAAAAAATACTCTTTCTCTACGTTGTGGCACTCCCATTTTTGAAGCATTTAGAAGAAAATGTTGACACGTATAACCAGCTTCATCAAATGCTTTGTAAATTTCAATTACATACTTTTTAGCTTCACCTAATAATAAGCCTTTTACATTTTCAGCGACAACTACTTTAGGTTGTAATTCTTTTGCAAGGTCTATGAAGTCAAAAAACAAAGTATCTAAAACTTGTAATTCTTGGCCCTCTCGAAATTTCTTTTCTTTACCCCAATCTTTTTCTCTATTACCAGCCATACTAAACGAGCTACAAGGTGGCGAACCATCTAATATATCTAATTCATATAATTCTTTTGGTAAGTCTTTACGCTTTGCAAAGGTTGTAATGCTTTCTAAATAGCTAAATTTCGGTTTATGATTTTCTTTGTACACCTCAACCATTTTAGGATCTATATCGTTATGACCTATCACATCAAATCCAGCTAATTTATAACCAAATGAACTCCCTCCTCCACAAGCAAAACAACTAAATACTTTACCTTTATCCTTGGTAAAGACTGCATCTTTTAATGTCCAATTATAATTCATTATTCACATATTTTTTACGGTAATTTTGAATTGAATACCCAAAATATTCTTTCTTACAATGTTTTAAGACTATTTTAGCTCTTATCTTACTTGACTTACAGAATAAACTTTTAAAGTCTTTATTTCGCATATATGCCAGTCTATGTTTATTTCTAATTAACGAGTTTCGTTTGACGTAATTTTCGTATTTAATTTCTTGATCTAACATTTAGCTTTTAGTTTAAATGATTGCTCTATAATTAATCTAAATTCTTTTAAATTATCGACGTGTTCCTGAGCTAGTTCCGCCTTGTCCTCCTTTGAGTTTTTCCAATACAAACTATTTGCATTACGTTCAACTACTTTTATAACATCATTTGTAAAGAACTCAGGCATTACGCTGTTAAGCTCCTCAAAGTATTCTAGGTATAAAGGTGTCCAAGTTACAATTATACCCATTAAACTATCGTAATAGTCTTTATTTTTGGCAAATTCTTTATTTCTCAATTCCGTTTCAATTTGCTTTTTTAGTTTTTTTTCTTGCTTAGTCATTTCTTATCTATTTTAAATTTTGAACTATCTTTTTTAATACTCACTAAATAATAATCTAAACTTTCATAGTGAATGTAGTAAGTTGTTTTGTCTATTTTAATTTTCTGCATACTCTTTTAATATTTCTGTTAATGTTGGTGCAATATATTCGTAATTTTCGCCTTCAAAATAAGGTTCTTCTTTACTTCCAATTTCAGCTTGTCTAATGTAATAAATCATATTGTTTTAAATTTTCCTATTCTTGTAATTTCCTGTAAATCCTCCATTATATTTATGTTTATTTCTTTGTATTTATTATCATTTTTTAAGATTTCGTGTTGTTTTACATTATAAATGACTTGTGCGTGATGTCTTCTAATTAGCAGTCCTACCTTTTCTAGCTGAATACCTAGCTTATTCACCATAAAGTCGCAAAAAATCATTCTATTATAGACATTTGTTTGCTTTCTGCTTGTAGTGTCCAAATCATACCTAAGTATGATCTGGCTAACATTATGTTTCATTATATCAAATATGCTATTCAATATAAGGTCTTTTGAGTAAGAATGTCGCTGATTCATATAATCGAAGGTTCAGCTAAAACAATTGATATTATTTCATTTTGAAATCTATAATTTTTCATTTCATCACTCCATAGTAATTGATAACCTTTATCAAATAGTATTCGTTCTAAATGACTGTTATAATAACCAATTAACAATACTTTTTGTTTAGTTATTTCTACGTTAAAAAAATTGTCTAAATTTAATTCGTAGTGTAATTTTGTTGCTAAATCTAATCCTGTTTTCATCTTATTTATTTTTAATTGTGTAAGTATTTCTATCCCAACTTTTAATATTTTTTACTCGATCCATTTCTTTACCGTAAATACCCCAAAAGTACATTGCCCATTCGTTAAAATCTTTCGGCTTATCCTTTGGAAAAATTGTTTTGCTAATTCTTAAAGTTTTCATAATTTCTAGTTTTTTAATTTTATAACTTTTTAATTTCTATTTTTACTTCTTGCCACCACCAATAATCTAAAATATTAGTTTCAATATCTAACATTAATATTTCATTAACTGCAATTAAAGCACATTGTTTAGCCATTTCCCAATTGATACCATAATCATATTCATTTGATTGTATTTCATAAAAATCGCATACCAAATCTGAAGCTTTATCTTTTGATTTCATAATATTAATCTTGAATTTGTATTGATTTTTTATTTTCGTATTTCTCACTAATAACAGTAAATAAAGCAACTTCTTTTGTATCTCCTAATTTTACTAATGAATTAAATAATTCTAATTCTGTTTTGTTAAAGTTAAATAACACATTGTTAAATTCTTTTTCTGTAATCTCTGATGCTAGTTTGTAAATTTCAGTTTTCATAATCTTTATTTTTAGTTTTTGTTTCCTTGTGTTCTACAAATATACATACTTTTTTTAAATAAACAAGTGTAAATTTAAAATAAATGTAAAATAAAAAATAACTGTCTAAATACTAGGCAGTTATTTAAAGAGTGGCGTATATATATTAGTTATCTTCAATTGCTCGGAACTGAATGAATCATTAAAGTTTAAAATCTCGCTTCGGTTCAAAAACTGGATAAACTTTAAATTCACAATCATTCAATTTATAAATTGTGTTTAAATCTTTATCCTTAAATGTAGTTGCAAAAACTTCAATTAATAAGAATTGCTCCTCTGAAATATTCATTTTTTGTCTTGGTTGTTCAACCCCTAATTCCATATTAAAAGTTACTCCTATATGTAATTCGTATCGTTGATTAAAACTCTGAACTTTTTGTTCTTCCATTGTATGTATATTTTAAATTGTTTTATAAACTGTGTATGCTGTGTACTCGCAACTAAAGATAACAACGCATAATATAAACGGTTTGACAAGTACGCATCCAAGAACCGTTTCTCTTATTTGCAAAACGTTATAAATAACATTTAAATACATTTAACACTTTCTCACTAACTGGCATATTGTAAATAATGAATTTGTTATAAGTCACTCGATTAATACTTTCTAAAACTTTCTCACGTAATGGAGATTTTGATTTCAACCCTACTATTATTCTTTGCTTAAGTTCAAGTGCAACGAAACTATTTCTAATCTCGTTGCATTTGTTTTCATCTACTAAAATTTTCAAAATGGTAAATCTTTTGGGTCCTCTAAAATAGTATTCTCAACCTTAACATCATTTGTCACTGGCTCAATTTTCCACGCATCCAAAGAAACAAAGTTACTTACTATTTGAGTTGTCGGATTGGTCCAATCTCTACCGTTTAAATTACAACTTACATTTACCTCGTCGTTAACTTTGAACTTGTCTAGTAAACTACATTTATCCTTCGTCACTTGAATTTTAAATGTGTTCGGATAAGTTTCATTTGTTAAAACTTTAAATTCTCTCTTTGAGAATGATTCACTTACTACGATTGTCTCATTAATTCCAACAATCTTACCTTTTAATTCAATGTTCATACCTGTTATTTATTATTTGTTTGTTAATATACTCCTCAATTGTTCCTGCTGTATCGATATAAAATGATTCTTTACGTTCATTTATTCGATAGTTTTTACTTTCTTGTTTTGGAATTCGGAGTAGCAATATAAACACTACTCCGATAACTCCAGGTATTAATACTTTAAACATTTTTAACCATTATTGAACTTTTGCTAAAAGTTATGATCGGACGTTGAAGAACCTCACCAGTGCTTTCATCTAAGCTACTAACTTTCGACAATGCAACTTGCTTATATTTGTCCTCAATTTCTTTAAGGTTATCTTTTGCTATTTGCCACTCC